GACCGAGTGTTGTTCTTGATCAGGATGTCGCAGAAATTGCCGCATCAGGAAACTATAATAATAGACCACAATATAGCGGTGTGAACTTATTTGCAAACAATTATGGACAATGGCCTGTAGTGGAGAGATATATTTCACCAAATGGTTCTGATGAAACTGGTGATGGAACAATTGAAAATCCATACAGGAATATTGCCCGGGCATTACGACATGATGGTGAGGGTCCAGATTTAGAAGTTGGTGGTACGACTGTGTATCTCATGGAGGGTGTACATGCTCTCGACAGGAGTAGTGTTTGTAGTGATCACTGGTCAACGTGTTCATTTGCAACTGCTGAAAGATATGCTACAATTACTCCTGCTCCTGGCGTGAATAGTGAGGACGCAAAAATTGTATCTAGTGAGGGTGGTCTTATTTCGGGCACTTTGTATACACAGTTTAAAAATGTATATTTTGAAATTGAGCCAGGATATAATAATCTCTTAAGCCCCAGTCAGAAAGCAATACGATGGTATAATAATTGTGTTGCAAGTGGAGTTCCATCAGAATGGTGGTCTGGTAATTATTACAATATATCAGGGCACCAAGGATTACAGTACTGGACAGATTGTGTGCAATCGTACCTATCAGAAGGAATGAATGGTACTATTATGAGAAATGTAAATTATGATCATATTCAATGTGATGCAATTGAAATGCACTGGATGCAGTTGGGTCTTGATCTGCTCATCACCAACCACAATGTAAATTATGATGATTTCCCAACTGGATGTCACACTGATTATATTCAAATGAATGGTGGATTCCCCTTCATTCATCAGAATATTATTTTCAGGGATATCTATGGAAATCACTCCTGTCGAGAACAGGGATGTCATATGTGCCCAGGCGAAAGTGAAATGCACAATATTGCATGGGTAAATGTAGAACTTTCTAATACTGGTGGCAATGGTATTCCAGAATGCACTACTCCTGCTGTGATATTTAGATGGTGTGGTCCAGGCAAAAATAATTTCTTCAAAGATTGTATATTTAACAGCAAGCCAAATGGCGGTAGTACTCACTATATTGTTAGCTATGATCGTTTCAATGAAGATGGATCTCAAAACACAGAAGGTCCATGGAGCGTTGGACATGATGGTGTGAGCCCCAGATTCATTAATGTGAAATTTGAGGATTGTTGGGGCAATTGGGAAAAAACAAAACCACTCATCCTTGGTCCTGATGCAGGCGAACCGTGGGTGTTCTATGGTCCTGACGAGTTACAGTTTGATTGGGATACTCGGGATGGTATTCAACCCAACCCATTTGGTCCTGATGATCCGTGGTTAAGTCCAATCACTGGTATCATTTACACACAGACCGAATAACATAGCAACAATTATAAACAATTCCCTACAACACCGATAAGAAATATTATCGGTGTTGTAGTTTATTTAAATCATAGAAAACTTAATATTCTCATACAAACATTTACAAACATAATATGCATCCACAACATCCGAAACTGGATTTGTTACTTCCCTTTTATCCGGTGTCATTATCTTTCGTAGATCATAACCAGTTTCTCGTTGAAATGCACTATGCATATCATTTTTATTTGCATTTCCATTTCCAGTCGCTCTTTTTTTAATTTCAGATGGGCTGACGACTTCTACTGGAATATTGGCTTGGAAGAATTTATATTTCAAAATACCTGTGTTTTCGGCAATATGAAAAACTCTCCCTTTAGCCCCGTATGCATAGCCCTCTAACGCTACCTGAGTACATCCATGACAAACATCGGCAGCCCATGATGAAATAGTGTCATATCTTTCACAATCATGATTATATTCCTCAAACACACTACCATGAATATTAGTCAAAAAAGTTTTCGCATACTTTTTGGTATCTGTGAGATAATAGAACTTGCAGTTATGGAAAGAAAAGGGATGTTTCTCCTCTCCTTTATGAACGCAAATCGCTGGTCCTCGTAATGAATAATCAATTCCTGCTACAATCATTTTTTTCCTCGTTAATAGTTATATTAAATATATACGAGGAAGGGAAGAAAAAATGCCCGTAATAAACATCAGAAAAGCAATTAAATATAAAATAAAAAATATAAAGATAGTTACTAACTATTAAAAAACAAGAAGGGACTTTGCAGTCCCTTCTTGCACACGGATAGAGGGTGATCCAGTCCCTCGATATAACTGTATATATCAAAAACTAACAGTTAACATGCTCTTAATGAGATATTGTCCACTTTCGGTGGAATATTCCCATCCGGTGTCATCAACGTTATAACCAGCGTCAATTGCATCAAAGGAATAACCGAAAGAGTTAGTCCATCGAACATTGGGATTGAATTGGTAGTTTACACCAACAGTACCAACATTTAGATTAGATGTAACGCCATCAAGAACACCATACTCATACTGACCAAAAACCTGAAACTGATCATTCAGATCATAACTCGCAACGCCGACTACAGAATAGTTTCCCCAACTGTCATTCCAGTTAGCTGAAACAAAAGATGCGCCCAGATCAAACGCACCGAACTCAGCACCGACATCAAACGTATAGCTGTTATAATCTTCAACAGCGGTGTATTGCCCTGCGAAGGCACCACCAAAAGTAAAATTATCAAATGCATCAAATTCTACACGAGCACTATAACCATAATCGTTATCACCAAAGGAACTGTTGTCGGTATTGAAACCGTCATTGTAGGAAGCATACACAGAAAAAGCGTCGAACTCTCTACTGACTTCAACGCCCTGTGACCAACCCTGTCCAAAGGTAAGTGCTGCAATGGTGTAGTCACCATTAACAAGTGTGGTAGGATCAGAAACGTAACCATTGTAGAAGCTGGTAACGAACTGACCTGCCTTCACATCAAAACCGCCAAAATCTCCACTCAAGAAGGCATCCTTGAGTTCAAAATCAGTATCACTCCATTGACCACTCACTGAGTAGTCAAAATCGTAGGCTTTACCCGAAAACTGAATTCGAGCACGGTCTACATCAAACCCTCTGGTAGCTTCATCCGATCCACCATCATTGTAAAGATAGCGGAACTGAAGGAAACCAGAAACATCAACAGTAACGGGGCTTTCGTCACCCCGAAGACTCAGGTGAGTCGCAGAGTCTTCGCGAACTGCCATGATAAGATCATACGCAGTTACGTTCTCGGTTGCACCGCTCATAAGAGGTGCAGAAAGAAGAATTGTTCCAATATTAATCATAGTGATTCTCCTCTAATGGCTTCAGCCACCCCAAGTAGTTACTGAGTCCCAGATGGTTGCGACTGCATCGCGGAACCAAAGGACACCCTCCCATGCGAAAGGCACGAGAGCAAGCGTGACGAGCAGAGAACGGTTGATACCGACCTTACCGAGCCACTTTCCTACGAAATCGTTGCCGCAACCTGCGACGGGGCAATCTCCAGTGCTTTTACTCATTGGTATTTCTCCTTATGTTAGAGTATATGTGTTCATGCTCCGATGAACACGCTGGATTTATAAAAGTTCTATTATACGTTCAATTTGTTGTTAAGTCAACTACTTCACATGAATTTCCGGAACAGGCAAACGTCTGCGTTCCCGCTGTATTATCTTCCTGCTCGTACTCTCCCAATCTGCTCCAATCCACATTTTGTGGCATGGATGCTAAAAGTTTCTTATACTCCTCACCAGTGCAATCCTGATAAGGTGCTTGCTTATATGTATGATCTGAGAAAGGTAAGAAAGAGACTCCAGACACATCATCGAAGTGCTCCCACACCCAGGCACCCACTGACATCCACTCTGATTCCTTCACAGAGACGGTTATCGAGGGTTTATGCTCACACCAAAATTTTTGATATTTTAACCAAAGTTCCAATTGTTCAATCGCTGTCATATCTGTACGGAATACAGCATTCTTTGGTGTCTTCATTGGGAATGAAAATACCATCGTATGATTCGGTTTTAAGACATCTGGTTCGCATGGAAATCCTTCTTTTTCCATGAATCTACACAGAGGATCCTTCATGTCAGCCCGCACAGTACGTATATAATGTGTGCTATGACGAGCGTGAATCCCCGAGGCTGCGTCCACAAGCTGAGAGACGGTTCCGCTGGGTTTGACACAAGTAATTGCAACAGACTCGTTGATTCCAATGTCTTTTGCTGCTCTCTTGTTCTCTTGAATTGCAGCAGTCTTCAGGTTCGTCAGAAGCTCTTCTAGTCCCTTAGACTTACCGTTAGTGAGCTTACAGTCCATTATACCAGTCATAGACACACCGAGAAGTCTTTCATCTTGACAATTACGTTCCCATTCACTCGAAAGGTATTTGAAGTTTGTTAGAGTCGATTGCCAAGTTCCAAGAACAGTGGCAAGACGCACCTTTCTCTCTAGGGACTCTACGGTGTCGTCACCACGAACCACAATCTCAGTAAGATTGCAGAACTCTTTATCCCGAAGAATAATTTCACTACATGGGTTTGTCCCAAATTCATGATCTGGATCACGAAGTCGATACTCTGCTCCCATGGATTGTCTATGATCATTTGCACGATCAATCTGTTTCTTCGCCGCGTCACGATTAAAAATACCACGCTCACCAGACTTACTCTTGTAAAGAGCGAGCCATTCTTCCATGAAGGTGCCAATCTCTGGCTTCTCTCGATACGCTACTGAGTTGTTCGATAGTGCTCTTTGCGGGTCGGAAACCCACCACTGCCCGTGCTTCGCATCTCGCATCCTTTCATCGGTAAGCGAAGAGAGTGAGATAAGGGCACTTCTTCGTACTCCCCCAACAACGACAATCTCAGCAATCTTACAGACGATATCATGGCATTCGATGGATGTGAGTTTTCTTCCAGCAGCCTTTTGATAGGTTTCCACTGTGAATCGGAATAGATCGTCCAGTGGTTTCGGCCCTGAAGCTCTACCACCGAAAGTTTTGAGTTTCGCTCCGGCAGGGCGAATCTTCGAGAGATCCCACTTCGGAATCTGACCTCCAATAAGCAAGGAGGTGAGTTCCTTATATGCTTTGGCCCAACCCATTTTACTATCTTGTACAATAATGGTTGTATCACTACCCTCAAACTCCTCTGCAATCGTTGGAAGTTTATTAAGAAAATCTCTCTCTACACTAAAACCAACCCCGGTTCCACACATAAGAACATATAAAATTTCATCAAAAGATCGCACTCTACCAGCACTAGCAAAGGAACAATTATATCCTGCAATATTATCCCTCTTAAGCGCCTCACCAGCCGTCATGAGTGCTCTCATAGAAGGCATAATCTCTAGGTTGAGAACAGCGTTTTCTAATTCTTCTCTTTCCTTTTTAGGAACAGTATAGTTATGATACTCTTTGAGATGTTCCTCAAAGAAATCAAAATAACGACTCACAGTTTCAGACCAAGTTTCTCTTCTTCCTTTTTCTGGCAACCACCTAGAATAACGAGAAAGGTGAATAAACGACTGATATAAACTTGGTAATTCTACACCCATAACAAAAATTCTCCAACTCTCATATTAATTAAAAACACTATTATATATCATTTAATCGAGAAGTAAATCATAAATTTAATAACCATTCCCACTAGACGTTTTTGTACTAGACGTTTTTGGTGATACTTCTGAAGCTTGCTTCTGTGTCGCCTGGGATTTTGTCTTTGTGGATTCTGTCATTGTTTTATTGAACGCTGTTATTTCTTTGTCGATAGACAGAGAATTTTCTCCCATAAGCCCCATACGAGGTCGAGTAACATCACGATCATATGGTCCCCGTGCAGGATACCATACCAAACTATCCGAATCAGCTATTCTATATGTCATTGCACGAACACTACCATCACTTAGAATAATATAGTATATGTCTGCATGTGCGGTAGCATACTCAATAGTTCTCCCTGAACCATCTGCCAATTCTGCATCTAAAATTGTTAGATTGGCAGAATTAAGACGATAAAAGTTACTTCGTAAATATTCTCTACCCATAGAATCGGGATATGGAATGCACTCCAAATTAGATTCATTTATGAAATTTCTTTCATTAATGGAATTGGGTATTCTCCAGTCTCGCAGGTATAAAGGATCATCGGTAAGTTCCTCTGGGATATCAGATGATAACCGTCCAGAATTTTCCCAAAACGAAAAATTTCGCCTAATATCAACATATGGATTTCCTTCTTCATCAAACAAAGAAGTATCAAGTATTCTCGTTTCGGCTCTGCCACCGAAATTTTGATCAAGAAGATCCCAATCTGGTTCAGTAGCACCAAGTCCTACAGACATAAAAGAATTCACCGATCCATATTCTTCTTGACCACCACCAGATTCACCTACAGTCGAAATACCATCATAATAAGCAAGAAGACCGCCAGGTTGATGTGGAGGTATACCCGGTAAATATGGTCCGAGAATTCCACCTGGCGGTTCTAACTCTCCCGGTTCGCCTGGGAGCGTTCCAGGCGGATAAGGTGGAAAAATATAGGGTGGATTACAAAATCCGGGATAGCAACCATTTACACCAAAAAATTGCCCCATATTTCCATTACACGATCCCATCATAGGAATACCTGAATTTTCGTCATAATTAGGATCTGTTTTAGATGGATATAATTTATCATCCCAATCTGGTGTTGCCAGGTTAATTCCTTTTACGTGACCAATTCTGCTATTAGGAAGAAAAGACCAGTCCTTTAAATTTCCTCTATTGAAAAATAGATTCAAAAAGTCTTTGTTGTTGTATGTTTTCCACGGTTCATAATCGGGTACGACTTGTAGCCCACGAAGTTTAAAATAAGTAGGATGTGGCGAAACGAAAAAATCTATATCAATTCCATCGCCATAATTCACATTCCCCTGAAGATCCGTTACAGATGGTTCTATGTATTCTATATCTTTCCACTGTTTTGCCGTAATATATGCAATTTTATCATTATTTGAGTGGATCATAATTCCAGAACGTGTTCCGCCTATACCTCGTGGTGGAATGTAATAATCCAGATTGCCTACTGTTCGCATAAACAGTTTTCTATAATTAATTTCATCAAATGAAATTGTTTTGTCTTCAACTGCGGATGTATTTTCTATGTAACTCCAAGCAGAATCATCAAGTGGATCAACACCAGAAGAAAATGTATGCACTGCTAGTCTTGGGGATAGTTTCTTTGCAAGAGAAACCATTAGATTGCCGTGTTCAAGTTGTAAACTGCCAAGGTGCATCAATCCCGGTTTGTAATTCGGTACAACTTCGGTTTCTGAAACAATCAGTGGTCCCAGACTTTCATCAGAGAGATCTGCGTAAACAACAGCAGAGAGATGTTCGAATGTATCAGTAATCTGGAAAACAGGGCATCTTCTGCCATTCGAATCTTTGGGTATTTGTCTCAATGCTGCTGTTAGAAATCGCATAATTGAGTTATCTTCATGCATAGGCACTTCGGTGACAGGATCAATCATTATACTTTCGGGTTTAGTAATGTCTCTATATTTACCTGCAACTCGCCATGGATCACCATTAATTAAATATTTCGTAAATTCTCTGTTTACCTGAGAATTATTAATAGGTAAATCCTCTGCATTAGGATCGGTAGGATCTGCGGGGAAAGTATATCCAATTTCAGTTAAAACTGAGCGCATCCCATGCAGGAGGAGATCATCAAATCCCATCGATGGATACGCTACTGTTATTACATCACCACTAACTGTGGTAAAATCATTTCTACCTCCCCGCATAAATTGAGGATCTAGATCTGAGCTAGGAATTCCTTCGGAATCGTAAGAAGTATATTTGGTTCTTTCTGTATACTTTAGATAAGTCTCGCCATTCGTATTGGGAATGGGAACCCTTACCTTTGCTCCTGTCACCGTACTCTTTATTTCACGAGTATATACTTTACCTTGATCGTCAATCGCGAATAAGGTAATTCCCTCTCCGGTCAAAGTACTACCAGTTGCCTGAACTGAAACAAAAACAACATTCTCTGTATCCAACAATTCACCGCTGTCATCAAGCCAAAAATATTTCTCTGAACTCATATATGGAAAAGTATCCAAATCGTTAGGAACACCATTTGAATCTAAATGATCACTCCAATCAGATTTTCTGTACTTTTCTGGATACCATACCATCAGTTCACTAATAAATGACTCTGTAGATGCATAAGAAGCAGTCTGAGCAGCCGTGTTGGTGAAGGATGCCGGAGTGGCATTACTAATTACATGAATTTTACCTTCTTCGTCCAAAAGAATAGCTAATTCGTTTCCAGCCAAAGCCAATGATTTAATTTTTAACTCTGGATCATAATATTCAACTGCTGACGCTAGATGGCTCCAGTCTGGATGACCCTCATCATACTTATCTTTAAACTTTTTATTTAAAAACAGTCTAAATAAATGTTTAACATTTGCATGTGGCTCCAACAAATACTTAGTTATTCTTTGATTATGATCAAACCCGAGGTAAGCATCTTCCTCATCACCTGCCCATCCGACTGTTTCTGGCACAAAATTCTCAGAGGAAGGATCGAATATACCATTATATTCAATACCATCAGTCTGAATACCATTTTCATTAAATAAGAATTTATCAAACAAGGAAAATATACTATACAACGGAGGTTGAATATGAAAAGTGTATCCAGTGCTCACTACCTTTATTTTTCCCTCTTGATCAACGTACAACCCATTATCAAAACCACAAGAAAAAGTTCTTTCCTGTGAATCTACAACACGATCAAGTTCTCTATCATAATATGCCCCATACTTATAATAAGTAGGTCGTTTTGGTATTCTTTCTGACAAAATGACATAATCATGACTGCCAACAAATTCTGGTAATGCTCTATTATAGGTTTTTCGTATCACACTACTCGCGGTTGGATCATACGTGAGATTAACTCCGGGTATTGTCTGAATACCACACACATCACTGATGGTTGCCCAATTATGTCGATATGAACCAAATTGACTGTCCATAACTCCATCAGAATCAGAATCAAATCCAATATTATATCCCACTTCACCATAACCACCCAACGGTTTCATTGCAGTTGTTGATGAGCCGGCAAGACCTACTAACTGAATAAGTCCATGTGAGTTTGGCAGTTCAATTGGCCAATCATTACCCGGTGTTGCATCTCCCCCATCAAAAACATTTGAAAATACACCAAGATTATATTCGTATTGAGTGGAGTCAACAGAATATGGACTGTCATTCAAAAGAACCATTCCAGCATAAATATCACCATCAACATAACGTTTTAAATTCAACTGAGGATTTATTATTTCCGCTTTAGGTGGTTCTAGTCCCATACCAATCTCCGATCAATTCTTAGTTACTTCTCTGTTTACTACAAATCTACCCTTCAAAACTTTAATCGTTTCGTTGGATGGGTTTAAAAATTCTAAATCATAGAAATGTCTTCCAAACGGAATATTGGAAGTCGTCTTTGCGTCCATCGAGATGAATACACCCCCAGTTGCATTATAAACGACGGATCCGGTAGAAGAAGCATTAAAGAATATCCCACCAGTTCCAGATACGCCACCAGTAACCAAGGAACTAAAGAATCCTGTTGATCCGCCCCCCGTAATACCATATCGACCACCGGTCCCCGCACCCATTCCAGTTGGACCACTACCAGTCAGATGAACAAGCATTGCACTAGCACCAGCAAATCTTCGAAGTTCCATACTACCGCTGTACGTATTTAAATTTATCAGATTATTGCTTTCATCAGTGAACTGAAAATACAATCCAAACTTTTCACCCTGATCTATTTCTATGTCGTAATTTTTTTGTGCCATAAATTTCCCTCACTATGTATTTATAGTAAGTGATTTCCAAGAAAATGGGAAAAGTGTATCTATAATACCACCAACAGCATCTGCATACTCCCGTATTTCCCACTGAGCATGAGAGTCTGATCTCTGACTATAGAACCGCGCATATGCAGCAAGAGAACCCGTCCAGAACCACTCAGTATACATCGCTTGCGGTAAAACAAAACGAGCTTGTTCTGGAGCAACCCCAGAAGCTAATAATTTTTTATAGACATTAAAACACGCATCTATAGTATCCCTATAATCACAATTCAAATCAGATGATATAGATATGAAATCGTCACTACCTTGCTTTGCACCATTTGTTGGTTGCCCTCGCCAGTCTGGTATATAAAATTCTGGATCACACGAAACGTACCTTCGACTAATCTCGTTCTCAACAAATCCTTGTTTGTGCTTAAAAAACTGAGTTCTTATAGAGACAGGAGCTTTAATCCGCAAAGTGATCTGTGGATGTGCAAATGGTGTCCAGTGTTTATGTTTTGCCAAATATGCGATTAGTTTTTTATCAGGTTCTGATAAAGTTTTGAACTCATTCCGCAATCTATCTGCCTGCCAATTTGTACCAGTAACTCGTGACATGAGTTCTTCATTATAAGACCAATCACTCTCTTTATCAAAAGAGACACGAGCCGCATTTACTACAGTAAGATCATCACCCATATGATCCACGAGTTGAACAAACCCACCAATTACATCAGTCTTCATAATCACCCTCATAAAAAATATCAAAGTCTTCTAGTTCGGTATAACTTTTTGCATAATCAACTGCTCGTTTCCACAAATCAATATCATTTTCCTTTACATAATCAGAAAAGTGGTTGGCAAATTGAATGGTTGCCTCAAGAAAAACATCATCAGGAATATCTTCTTCCATCATACTTTTCTCCATTTCATTAGTTTTAGTTTTGCTTCTAAACCAGAATAAATATTCTGATCAATTATACTTTTTATTTCTTTGTGTGATCGCGTATAGATCATATCATTAATATCTTTTTCTTTAATATTATCTGGCCAAATACAAATAGAACACTTCTTTTCTATAAGTCGTTCCATATAATTAACTATTTGTTTATTTCTCGGTTCATTGTCGAGAGCGTAAATAATATCACTAGAATCAAATCTTGGATGTACCTTTTCAATCGCACCTGCACCAACCATTGCTATGGTATTCGGAATAAACAAACTATCCAATGGACCCTCGACAACATAAACCCTCTTTCTTGGGTCCGCCCTCCACATACCATACCAAAGTCGATCAATGCTTTTATCCGCTTTAACCGTAATATATCTTGCTGTCTTTCTGGCATTAGCTTCTGAATCCATACTCAACAATCTTCCCTGTGCTGCAACTAGATCATTATTTTTGTTGAAAAAGGGAATAATAAGTCGTTCTTCTTTTCCAACTGCCATGGCCTCTAAATCCAATTTGGTTTGAAAAGATCCAAAATCATCTGTATAATATAAAATATTATAAAATTTTTCTGGTATTTTTCTTAGTTTTACAAACTTATATGCTGGGTGATTTTTATCAAGATCTTTAATTCTTGGTAAATTCTCCAATAGTTTTGGTATTGGTTTAAATTTAGGTTTGGATTTAATCCCTATCATGTCTTCCTTTTCTGGTTCAATGTAATTAGATCGCCCGTTTTCACCAGATTTCCATCTTTCTATGGAATAGTCTTTCATTAATAATGGGGAAACCATTTCTAAAAATCTATAAAGTGAATGACCTGCGCCGCAATTATGACACTTATAGAAAAAATCATTGCCCTTCTGATAAAAATATCCACGGGCCTTTGCTTTATTTTTCTTTGAATCACCACAAATAGGGCAACGACAATTAGCTAAATCATTCTTCTTCCAACTAAACCTTTCTAATTGTGCTGATACTAAATTGATAAATTTTTTATCAATGTAAGTAGTCATTAGATGCTCCAACTTTCAAACTTCTTAGAAGACTCAAACTTAGATTCGAAATTTTTCCCATTAAATCCATTACCTGAGTCTTGTTCTTCAGTTTGATTTGATTGTACAAGATCACCCGATCCATGATCTACATCATATAATTTCATCTTTCCTCTGTTTATACCGAGCAAAAATTTCTTGTTACTCGCAACATCATTATATCGATTCTTAAGTTGTTTCACCATTATTTGATTTAGCTCTTCCAACTCCTCTGTGGAGATTAAGGCAATCATGAAGTCTGCGGTAGCAGGAAGCCCAAATGATTCTGAAGTATCTTCAAGTCCAACATCAGTATTATTGAAACCTCCGCGATTAACTTGTGTTGCAGAGAAAATCGGAACAGATCTTTCCACAGCCATGCCACGCAACTCTTCTGCAATGGCTTTAACGTAGCTATATGAATTTACATTGTTACCACTCTTTAAACGAGCAGAAGCACATATGTTTAAGTAATCAATGAAGATAATATCTGGTTTAAATTGTTTTTTCATCCACAATTCATCCAACAAAGCTCGAAAATGATTAACATTTGCAGTAGCGGTAGGGTACTCTTTAACAATCAATTTACCTTTGATTTTTGATTTCAAACTTTCCAACTTTTTATTATATATTGTTTTGGGGAGATCCTGAACATCATCAATAGTCATGTCCATTAAATTAGCATCTATTCTCTCTGCAATTCTCTCCTCCGCCATCTCACATGTAATGTATAAAACATTATTGTTCTGTGATAAACAGTTGGCTGCATGATGACACAAAAACAATGACTTACCCACACCAGTGCCTGCCATTATTATGTTCAAAGTTTTCTGTGGTGTTCCACCAGCAGTTATAGTATTAAAATACTCAAGATCAAACGGAATCTTTTTCTCCACTCTATGGTAAAAATCATATCTTTCATCAGAATCCTCTAAGTAATCATGCCCCACATGAGTATCAAAGGAAACTGCCAATGCATCAGATAAAATCTCTGGTATCGCATTTGAGGTTTGCGTTTTGGATTCGCCGTCAATGATATGAATCGATTCCATGATTGCATTATAAACAGCCTTGTCTTTGCAAAAGTTTTCTGTTTGTTCTATGAGCCAAGAAAAATCAACATCTTCTTTTGATAAACTCTGCACAATATGATTTATTTGTTTAAAATCATCGTCTGTTATGTTTTTAAGTTTATCCACCTCAATAAGAATAACTTCTTTTGTTGGTAGGGTATTATAGGTCAGAATAAAGTGTTGTGCTATATCAAGAATTATCCTCTCATTTTTATTATGAAAATATTCTGTCTTTAAAAACGGAGTTACTTTTCTAGAATATTCCTCATTGTATAGAAGATTCTGTAAAATGATTTGCTCAAGATTCTTTGACATCACCCTCCTTTAAGAGTTCTTCATCTTCACCAACTAAAGACATCTGCTCTTCTAATACTTGGAACAGAATATCGTTCATTACCTTCTTGAGTTCTTCATCGTTCTCATCGAAGTTCTCATCATTTCTCACTATATCATAATCATAGTTAAAATGCAATTCATTATTCTTTTCTTCGAAGTAAACACCATCAAACCTAAATTGAAATCCCGTGAAAGGGCCTTCAGTAATTTCAACCGGAACATTTCCCTCGGTGTGTTCATCAACATATCGAAACGCCGTATTCTTAATCATTTTCTTCCTCTATCCTTTCATTGTGGTGAATTTTATCATCCGTTCCGTATCTAAACTCTTTTTGTGCGACTCTATCTAATTCTTGCATAAAATCATCAGAGAAATACTTTTCCGGATTTTTATAGATTTGTTTTTCATATACCTTTGTACCATCTTTGAATTGAATTCTATTCGATACCTTACTCACTAAATCATACTTAAGGGCAAGATCAATCAGACCATAATATGGATTCAGCCCCTCATCATAATTTAGCATAACATCAATCATGGAATTTTCTTTAGTAAACCTACTCTTATAAAGTTTACAATGAATGATATTACCAATCACATCCGTACCCTCCTTGAGCTTCTTCTTCGATAGATACACAATGGTAGAAGCAGCATACTTGAGTCCAGATCCACCACCCATTTCCTTCTGCGGGAACATGGAACCGATCACATCGTAGGTATGGTTAGTAAGTATAAGTGGAATGCCAGCTTTGCCGAGCTTGATGGTCAGCACACGGAATGTGGATTTGATCATCTGTGCGCGAGTCATGTCACGGGTTCCCTTACCTTCTGCGGTATCAACAATCTCTTTGTCGGTGCTCAACATACCAAGAGAATCGAGACAGATAAGCATTGGCTTTCGCTCGGACTTCGGAAGTTCGAGATACTTGTCAACAATCTTAATCGCCTGATGTCGGAAGTCTTCGATTGTTGCGACGGGAAAAACAGCAACTCGTTCTGGATCAACACCTCGATCAGTAAACATACTTGAAGTTACAGCCTGTTCAGTATCAAAATACAATACCACCCCGCTAGGATTGTCAGAAAGAAACTTATGGACGATCCCAAGCGTAAAATAAGTCTTACCTGTGGCAGACTCCCCGGCGATTGCGATGATTTTGTTATTAGGAATTCCACCCCAAACACTCCCAGACAGCAGAGCGTTAAAAGCATAAGATCCAGTATCAACGAATCCATCAACGTCTGCTCCTTCCAAGCCATCACGGACAACATTCGCATACTGATTACCACTTTCCTTTACAAAATCACTCAAGAATTCATTCATTGGTTCTCCTATCTATGTCTATTAAGCATTTCTAAAATTGGCTTAAGTTCATCTCTCTCACCATTAAGTCGATTTATTTCTTTTATTGGTGTGTTTTCATCTGAGTACGCTTCTTTAATTTGTTCAGTGTACGTTTGATATAACTTATCTATTAACGATTTTATTTTTTCCAATTCGTGTGGTTTGATTTCTATCTTCATACAAATAAATCCTCCAACGAAGCTTCTCTCTCCGACTTCCAATTTACCACACTAAGAATATTTTTTAGTGGATCCAAAAAACTCGTATTGAATTGTTTATCATAATCTATAAATCTATGAAGGTCCAGTTCTTTTGGTAGTTTTGTTGGGAAAGAAATAACCTTGTCCCCCCTACCACCACCAATCGGATTGGGTTCCTTGAGGTAAATAAATTTAATTTTATCGCCCTCTTGTATCTTTTCATACTTGGAGTTTAAATTTTTTCTGTTGATAAAGAAGTTATAAATCAGAGATCCCTTGACTGCAATTGGTGTTCCCTTAGCATAAATTTCAGATGAAGAAGAGTACTTCTCTAGATTAGATACACTACGAGGAAACGCTATGTCCTCTGGTTCTTTATCCAGAAACTCCATTCTAAATTCCTCAATGAATTTCTGAATAGAGTCTTCATCGGTAGTAAGAATTAGATGGATTGCTTTCTTAAGCTTTTCACGAACTATAGCGGGTGTTGAGCTTCGGGTTGTTTCAATTCCCATGATTTTAAGTTTAGGTTCTTTATAACGCACACCTTCGGAGTCCCAAACATTAAGAGCATATCTTTTCTTGGCAGTCCATACACCCCTCTCCGCAATAACTTCTCTACCCATTTGCATTTTGTTTTCGTATGCATTCATCAATTCGGATAATTCGGCGTACTGTTTATCAATGAAAGGAAGAATAATTTTTTCAGAACTTTCGTCCAAAAACTTTATAATTCTATCAGTACTAACTTTTTCCTCACCCAAAAACTTATCAACTAGCTTACCAAGACGAATATAAACAGAATCTGTGTCTGATGCAACAACATAATCATAATCCTCAGTTCCAATTGTTGTGTTTAGAAATGCATTTAATTTGTCAGCAATCCAACGAATACTCAACTGACCTGAAGTGGTAATCGCTTCGGCAATCTCGGTCGCATAATATCTAAAATATTGATTACCAATAGCACCATATGCAGAGTTCAATTGAATCTTTCTAACCAATTGAAAGTTGTTGTATTTGGCTATGTCATTTTCTACCTGTTTAAATCTAGGGCCAATACCACCACCGAGAGAACCACCCTTAACAAGAGCCTCTCGTTCCTTTTGACATTCAATCATCTTCTTCTTGTACGCTTTTCTTTCTGCATACATCTTGGACATTAGATCGGGGAGAAATCCACGAGTCTCACGACTATAACACGTACCATTTGCTGCAACAGAATATCCCTTTTCCACATTCTCACTAATAGCTTTCGTCGTAAGATTATTGTTACTGAGAATTCCATTTGGAGTAATGCTAAAATTCTGCATCTGATCTATCTTTGTCTCTGGGCTGATATTGTATTGCATAATCAGATGTGGGTACAAACTATTCAAGTCAAAAGAAACTATCCAATCATGCATACCTGTGATTGGATCCTTCACATACGCACCAGTGTATTGTTCATCTTTCTTTCCACCCTTCTTTGGAGGAATAACAATATTCTGACTACGAAGATGGTGATAAATGATTTGATCCCAAGTACGCACTTGTGAGAAAATATCCTCATAATTAACCTTTGCGGAATAAGCGAGTGCAAGTGCGAGTTCTAGGAGTTTCATCTTATCTTCGAGCATCTCAATCAATTCAACATCACGAACATTATATTCCATGAACTTCTGAAAATCATTACGATAAAAATCACGAATGGTTTCATATTCCCCATAGTCCAATTTTCTCTCACCCAGCTCAACAAACGCAATGTGATCTAACCGATAAGATTCTTGATTCGTGTAAGTAAAAGTTCTATAAAGATCCAAATAGTCTAGAATAGAAACACCAAGAATCTGGAACGTCCTGTGCTTCTTACTAGAACGCTCAATGAACTTCTCTCGAATCTTCTTCCATGGAGAAAGATGTGATGTCTCAACCGGAGTAAGTATCTTATTCATTCTCTGAACAAGATATGGAATATCAAAGAACTTGATGTTCCAACCAGTCACGATGTCTGGATGTTCACTCTTCCAAATATCTAAGAAGTCAGAAAGAAGATCTTCCTCGGACCAATACTTTCTGCAATCAACATCATCAATATGAAATTCTCCCAGACCGAGAACATATTTCTTACCATTGACGGATAATGTAATACCGATTATTTCCTCTTGGGGATCGTCTACTTGAGGAAACCCGTGTTCACATTGAGTTTCAATATCAATATGAGCAACAACGATTTTCTCCATATCGTAATCTACTTCATCTGGATACTCATCACCAATGTATTGATACACATAATCAGTATTTCCATAAATCTTAAAGTTAGGAATATCTTTATACTTATTTACAAATTCTCTACAATCTGAAATGTTTCCGGGATTTACAGAGTCTACAAAATTACCCTCAAGTGTTTTGTACTGACTTTCTCTGTTGGATGGTACAAAAAGAGTGGGTTGAT